GGGTACCCCACTGCAAGTGGCTAATCCACATCCGGCAACTGCTCCTAACCACTTATTGAAAACCTTCCTACTATGGATTGGTTTATCAGAAATTAGGTCCGAATATAGCCTCTTGGTTGGACGTGGTACTAAAGTCCAACCTCTTGCAGTGTGTACGGGACGTGATTGACAGAACTCGACTTCTTCGAGCTTGGAGTAAATTCCGTCAAACTCCATTGTAATCCCTACGCGTCTAAACCAGCCTTGGAGGTTGCTGACGAACTTATTCTTGTTCTTTCGTTCAAGAATAATAACGCAATCATCTCCGTCGTTAAATAACTTGACATGTCCTAGCAAACCTACCGATTTAAAGTAGCTATGCATTAATGTGCACATCACAATAACGTTACCTAAACTTGTATTCATATCTCCACTCATTCTAGCTCCCTGCACCGTGTATTTGACCTTTCCGTCCACCCCCCTGTACATGCCTTTATTGACAAGTTGCTTAGACAATAACCATTTCAAAGATGGTAAGTCATCGCCGGGTGTTCCTTCACCTGTACTCCACATCATGATTATCTCTTGTTCAAGTTCTAAGAGTAATCGGTTGATATGTTGATCAAATCTTGATGCATCGACTCCTATGGCTACAGGGTCCACGAATGTTTCCCACATATCATGAACTACTTGACCTCTCTGTACCATGTTTAGTCCTTTAGCGACAGTCTTATGCTGTCCGCTGGAGTCGAAAATTTCGTCGATTGCTTCAAATATTATATGCTCAATCTTCTTCAAATATCTACCCAGTTTAACGTTATAACGTGGTGAGCGCGGTTGTATACATCTTGGTGCCCCACCGGGCTTCTTATACTCCGCTTTAGTGAATGTACTCACACGACAATCCCGCTCAGTTAAAGGTGTATCTTTTAACGAGTCAACCGCAGCTTGGTAGCACTTACGCTTAGCCCCACCGTAACTCTCAATGAATTCCTCATCGGTTATCGGGCTGACCTTGCCATAAGTGCTAGCCAACTTGCTCATCTTACTACGGAAGCTGGACGTTGTCGCTTTCACATATTCGCGAGCACTCCTTTGTCTTTTCTTCAAATTAGGTTCTTCTGGGAAGCATTCCAAATCCCATGGTTTTGGTGCTGTAACGAACTTTCCCTCCTTATTTTTGACAAAGAATACTCTTTCAAGAACTGCATGTGAAACACAATTTATATCGTTATTGGGCATATCCCAATGTGGACCATTACCTCTTCGAACGCGGTAATAGGTCCTAGCGGATTTTTGCCGCTCTGCCTGCCTGGACTTTAATACATGGAATTGATTTCCACTACCTTTGCAGTTGACAAACTGTGCTATCTGTTTGTCACCTATCTTAGAACAGGTAGTCGTTCCATGCATTAAGCCCAAGCCTCCTTAGTTGCTGAAAGGACGAGGGCTCGCGAGCG